TCAGATATTCTATTCTAGTCCATTACATGGCTCTATTGTAGGGTATAAAGTGAATGCAGCTGTAGGTGGTGGATTTAATATAGTAGCAGATAGACTTACTCCACAGGATAAGCTAGAGCTATATACACTAGAGAGAAAATTAAACATTAAAAAGGTAGTACCTGCTGTAACTCAGCAACTGATACTGCATAATAGAGTATATTTCAAGCTGTGCTTTGATGACAAAATGAAGCTAACTAAGATAGTCAATCTATCACCTGAGAAACTTAGAGTAAACTTAGATAGAAAGAGATATTATATTTGTGATGATTGGGCTAGTAGGATTGGAGTACAGGAGATAAGGAGATATACTCCTACCTCTAGAGATTATGAGCAACTTTTTGTATATGAGGTAGAGTCTATAGGTCAAGATTACTATTCTTTGCCATCTTATACATCAGCTCTAAACTTTGCTTTTTTATCAGGTGAACTTAGTTACTTTGCTAAAAGTAACATTCAAAATTCAGTATTCCCTAGCTTTGCTATGATGTTTCCTAAAAGACCTCAGTCTGAGGAGGAGAAAAACATGATAAGAAATACTATTGATAGATTGAAAGGTGCTGCCAATGCAGGTAAAGCTGTGGCATTCTTTGCTAATAGTCAGGACCAACTACCAAAGATTGAGTCACTACCTACCAATGGTAATGATAAACTATTCCAGGAGGCATCACAGCTGAATACTGAGCAGATTTGTTTCTCTCACACTATTGATCCTATACTTATGGGAATCCGTACTACAGGCTCACTAGGTAATGGCTCAGATATTAAGCAGGCATACATCATATTTGAGAAAAATGTAGTAATGCCACTAAGAGACATGGTAGCAGATATCTTTAATGAGCTGTTATTCATAGCTAAGATAGATGCAGATTTCACTATCAATAACTATCAGATAATTAACGAGGCAATAGTAGAGCTTGAGGGAGATACCTCTAAGACTAATGATGCACTTAATACATTGAATCCTGCAATCGCTTCTAAAGTCCTAGAGAATATGACTAAGAATGAAATTAGAGCCTTAGCATCTTTACCTCCATTGAATGATACACCAACACCAACAATCTGATGCTTTACTTTATAACAGAAACCTACTTAAAGAATAACACACCCATCACAGCAAATGTAGATGTAAACAATGTTACTCCATACCTAGCTACTCAAGCTCAGCTGAGAATCATGCCTATCTTAGGTACTACATTCTATAATGACTTGCTAACTAAATACAATGCTCAGACATTAGATCCTGATGAAGAGACTTTAGTTACATTCATACAGCCTATTATAGCATGGAGAGCTGCAGAGGATGCTGTGTTTGGTCTTAGTCTACAGCTAAAGAACAAAGGATTACAGACTCAGTTTGGAGATAACAGCTCATCAGTAGATAGAGGTACTATAGCATTCAGTATGGAACACTATGCACAAAAGGCTGCATTCTTTGAGCAAAGATTAATCAGATACCTACTAAAGAACAGAGCTTTGTATCCAATATTCACAGGTACAACTAACCGAGATACTGACCTTAGACCTATGATAGATGGATGTGGATGTCTATCCAATGGCTTGCTAGAGTGCAATGGTTTATGTGGAGGTGCAGGTAACAATGGTTATAACAATTCAATCTTAATACTATGAAGCACTCAGGAGTATTATCTATAATAGTATTCAGTTTAGGATACTTAACAGGCATATCATTACTATTTGAGCCTGCTCTATATCTTAATCTAATGGGAGGTAGTATAATAGGCTATCTTAGTTTTATTTTAGCATTACAAATGGAGGGAGAACAATGAAAGCACAACTATCTTTATTACTAATATCAATACAATCAGAACTTTTGACTCTTATATCCATATGCTTTGCATTCTTTTTACCAATATCAGGCATTCTAATAATGATAGGAGTACTTATTGCTATTGATACTATCACTGGCATTTGGAAAGCTAATAAATTAGGGGAGAAAATAACTAGCAGAAAGCTCTCAAGTATAATCAGCAAGCTAGCACTCTATGAAGTTACTGTGATTATGTTCTTTTTAATAGACCAATTCATACTAAATGATATCATTCTTACTTTTTTTAGTGTACCATTCATGCTCACAAAAATAGTGGCATTGGTCCTAGCTAGTATAGAGGTGATGTCTATTAATGAGAACTACAAAGTAGTCAAAGGTATAGACCTATGGCAGTCAATGAAACTACTATTTGCTAGAGCCAAAGAAGTTAAAGAGGACCTAAACAAACTGAAATGACTAGATGGGAACTTACCTCTAAGTATGGTACTGCTAATGTAACAGGTGCAGGGTACTTAGTGAAGATTAAGCTACCTTATCCAATGAGAATAGCTTGGGACTTAGACAGCTCTGTCAATACTATGATGTGCCATAAGTTAGTAGCTGATAATTTTACAGCTGTATTCAATGAGCTATTATCTACCTATGGCTATGATAAGATTAAAGAGTTAGGGATAGATTTATTCGGTGGATGCTTTAACTATAGAAAGATGAGGGGAGGCACAGCACTATCCATGCATTCATGGGGAATTGCAATAGACTTAGATCCTGCTAGAAATCTACTTAAAGAATCATCGAAAACTGCAAGATTTGCAAGACCTGAGTATAAAGCAATGATAGATATATTCTACAAGCATGGATTTATATCTCTAGGCAGAGAAAAAAACTATGATTGGATGCACTTTGAGATAAAAGAATAATGAGATACTTAGCCATAATACTACTACTCAGCAGCTGCTCTGCACAATACCACCTTAATAAAGCTATTAAGAAAGGATATACCTGCTCAGAGACAGGAGATACTATCAGAATCACTACACTAGATTCTATCCCTGTAATCATTCATGATAGTATAGTATGGGAAAAGTTTATCACTACTAAGGATACTATAATCAAGTATAGAACAGTGTATACTCCCCTCACAAGGCAGGACAAAAGAATACAATATAAACTAAAAGTAAAAACTATCTACAAAGATCGTATTGTAGAGAAAGCTAAGGCTAAGGCTACACAACCTAGACCTAGAGGCAATCTTAGTCTATTATTTGTAGGAGTAGGCATAGGTCTACTGCTATCTTATCTCTTTAAATTTGCGAGAGAAAAGTATTTGTTCTAAGTTTACACCACTTATGGTAAGAAAAAGACTGTTTTTTGACATTGAGACATCATTCAATGTTGGTATATTTTGGAGATCAGGATATAATCTTACAATCAATCCAGGTGATATCATCCACGAAAGAGCAATCATCTGCATCTGCTATAAATGGGAGCATGAGGATGATGTACAGTTCCTAACTTGGGATAAAAAGCAGTCAGATAAAGCAATGATTAAAGCATTCCTTAAAGTTATGGCTCAAGCTGAAACCCTTGTGGCTCATAATGGGGATAAATTTGACCTCAAATGGTTACGTACAAGAGCTATAATACATGGACTTGATGTAATGCCCTCACCTAAGACTATAGATACTCTTAAATGGGCTAAAAGATACTTTAATTTTAATAGTAATAAACTAGACTATATAGCTAAGTATTTAGGAGTAGGTCAAAAGATGGATACAGGAGGACTAGACCTGTGGAAAGATATTGTATTTAAGAAAGATCAGCAGGCAATGAATAAAATGGTAGACTATTGTAAGATGGATGTCACTGTACTAGAAGCTGTATTCAACAAACTCAATTCCTATGCAGCTCCTGCTACTCATTATGCTGTAATGGAGGGAGATGAGAAGTTCTGCTGTCCTGAATGTACTAACTATAATGTGAGGCATAATAAACAGGTAGTAACTGCAGCAGGGACTATCCACTATTGGATGAGGTGTAATGATTGCAGAAAGCACTTTAAAATAAATAATAAAACTTACATAGAATTTTTAAAATTCAAATATAAACATTAGCTTTGCATAGTTCCATAGTGTAGAAAGCAGTTAATAAGCTCCCCAGCAGTTAGCTGCTTTTTTTTTGTCAGTATATATTATCAAAACTTACAATGTTTTTAATTATCGCTAGAGATAACACTAAATATACTTTACAAATAACAATGTTTTTGTAAGATATGCTTTACATAATAGAAATTAATCCGATTATGTCAAGTAAAATTTACCTTCGTTAATTGTTTTTCATCTGAATAAGAGTAGAATTTGCCCTTGTTCTTATTTAGAATGAATATAAATTACACTTTTTTATTGCAGTTATAAAACTTTTTAATATCTTTGGCGTATAGTTATCAACAATTAAAAACTTTTACACATGAAAACATTTAATCAAATCTTAGATTACTTAGAAGTACAACAGCAGGAGGACAAACTAAACACAAATCAACTGCATTTAATTATTCAGACTTTAACTACTTTTT